AAAGGTAATATGCGATGAGACCTTGCAGAGGTATGGGTGCTGTAAACCCTAAAAAGCTCCCTGGACGAAAAGGTAAAAAGAAATGACAACTTCTGGAACAAGTGTATTCCAACTTGACTTAGGTGATTTAATCGAAGAGGCAACAGAACGCTGTGGCCAAGAAGTTCGCAGCGGATACGATTTTAGAACGGCTAGGCGCTCTCTTAATCTTCTAACCATAGAGTGGGCAAATCGTGGTATTAATTTATGGACGATTGAACAAGGAGTGATTCCACTTGTACCAGACCAAATTGCTTATGACCTACCTGTCGATACGATTGATTTACTAGACCATGTAGTACGTACAGGCACAGGGCAAAACCAAGTTGACATTAACATCTCTCGTATCTCTGAATCGACCTACTCTACCATACCTAATAAGAATGCACGGGGTAGACCGATTCAAGTATGGATTAACCGCCGCACGGGTGCAACGTACCCTGATGGCGCAACTACGGTTGTTAAGAACCCACAGATTAATATATGGCCTACACCAGACCAAGGTACGGAAGAGTCGCCTTACTATTATTTTATCTACTGGCGCTTACGCAGAATCCAAGATGCAGGGAACGCAGTCAATACCCAAGATATCCCATTTCGTTTACTTACCGCTATGGTTTCTGGGTTGGCGTTTTACCTTAGTATGAAAATTGCTGGTGTAGACCCTAACCGTATTCAAATGCTTAAAGCAGATTATGAACAGCAACTTGACTTAGCTATGTCAGAAGATAGAGAAAAGGCAAGTAATCGTTTTGTTCCACGGATTATGCACGTTTAGTTATGTCATATAGAAATCCTGAGCAAGCAAAAGCGTACCAAAAAGAATACAGAGAGCGTAATAAAGAAAAACGCCGTATTCAAAAGATAGAGTATTATCAAAAAAATAAAGACGCTATAAATGCAAAAAAGAAAGAACAAAAAGCAAAGTTAACCATTGAACAAATAGCTGAACGAAAATCTTATATGGATGCGTACAACGCTAATCGTAGGCAGGCTCAAATTGAATTTAGTAAGCAGTACTATATAAAGAACAAAAAACAGATATCTCAAACAAAAAAAGAATATAGAGACGCCAATAAAGAAATTATAGCTATTACAAAAAAATTAAACTATGAGAAATATAAAGAAAAACATTTGGCTCAGAAAAAAGAATACCGAGCATTAAATAAAGGTAAAATAAATGCGTTAAATACCGCACGTAAGAAAGTAATTAAACAACAAACGCCAAAATGGGTTGGCACCGTTGAAAAATGGTTTATTTTAGAAACTTACGAATTAGCTGCATTAAGAACAAAAATGTTTGGTTTTAGTTGGAATGTAGACCACATCATCCCTTTACAGGGTAAGATTGTGTCCGGTTTGCACGTACCTAATAATTTACAAGTAATACCCGCTATAGAAAACATCCGTAAGAAAAACAAATATGAGGTGAGTCATGTCAGTTAAATACTCATCTGGTAAATGGGCCCACGGATTTTGCGATCGTTGCTCGCAAAGATTTCAGTTGAAAGACCTTAAGAAACTGACGATTAAAACCAAAGTGACAAACATACTTGTCTGTAAGAGTTGTTGGGATTTTGATCACCCGCAACTGCTGATAGGTCTTTATCCAATTTTTGATCCGCAAGCATTAAGAGACCCAAGACCCGATACAAGCTATTACCAAGCAGGCTTAAATACGTTACAATTACCCTCAGACGGAAGTCGTATTTTCCAATGGGGTTGGGCACCAGTTGGTGGCTCTTCACAGTTTGATGCAGCCCTTACACCTAATTACCTTGTTGCCAAAACTTCTGTTGGCACTGTTTCAATCACAACTTAGAGAACGACTATGTCAGGCAAAATTAAAACAGAACCTACCCCTAAAGTAGCAGGCTACCCACAAACAGGCATTAAAACGTCTGGTATTAAGACTCGTGGTAATGGCGCTGCAACGAAAGGAAAAATCGCACGCGGACCCCTTGCGTAGGGGTCTATACCGATGACATATTTAGAACTTTGCACTGCAATTTCCGACTACGTTGAGAATACGTTCTCTACGACTCAGCTTAACTTATTTATTGAGCAAGCAGAACAGCGTATTTACAACAGCATACAGCTGCCAGACCTACGTAAAAACGTCACGGGCGTGATTAGTGCAAACAATAAGTATTTGCAATGCCCCAATGATTTTTTGTCAGCGTACTCGATTGCTGTTATTGATGCAGATGATAACTACACGTACCTTTTAAATAAGGATGTTAACTTTATTCGTGAAGCGTATCCAAACCCTACTAGTACAGGAACACCTAAGTACTATGCTATATTTGGTCCGCGCTCAGATGATATAAACGAGTTAACTTTTATTTTAGGTCCTACACCTGACGTGCAGTACGATGCAGAGCTACACTACTTCTATTATCCGCCTTCTATTGTTGTTGCGGGAGACACATGGCTCGGTGAAAACTTTGACTCTGCTTTGCTGTATGGTTCTGTTTTAGAAGCGTATACATTTTTAAAAGGTGACGCGGACATTATGACTAACTACCGCCAACGCTACGAAGAAGCAATGAACCTACTCAATACACTGGCTACGGGCAAAGATAGAGGTGATGCATATCGTAACGGTCAAGCAAGGATACCTGTTAGATGATAGTACAAGGCCAAACAACCAGCTTTAAAGAAGAGCTTTATGAAGCTATCCATGATTTCACTACGGATACGTTTAAAATTGCTTTGTACACAGCTAACGCTACACTTAATCAAAACACCACTGAATACACGGCTGTAGATGAAATTACGGGTACTGGATATACAGTGACAGGTAAAGCATTAGTAGCACCAACAGTAAACGCCTCTGATGGAACTGCGTACATTAGCTTTGATAATATCTCGTGGCCTACATCAAGTTTCACGACACGCGGCGCGTTGATATATAATAGCTCTAAAGCTAATCGTTCTGTGGCTATACTGGACTTTGGTAGCGATAAAACAACGACTTCAACTTTTACAATAACCTTTCCGGCGAACACAGCAACATCAGCTATTATTCGCTCTTCTAATTAGGGATATATAATGCAATCAGAAAAGATAAATCCTGTTGACGTTAGTGGCGCTGAGATTGCTCGCGCTGGTGATATGCAGGAACAAACCAATATTAAAGGTCACTACGAAGTTAAATGCCTAGATAGTGAAGGTAATTTGAGATGGGTAGACGGCTTTGAAAATATTGTTGTAAATACGGGAAAGATAGACTTACTTACCAAATATTTTAAAGGTACTGCTTACACAGCCGCATTTTACTTAGGGCTTGTAGATAATGCTGGGTTCACTACTTACGCTCCTGGTGACACTATGGCGTCTCATGCTGGGTGGACAGAAAGTGCAGCGTACTCTAATGCTACAAGACCTTCAGTAAGTTTTGGTACAGCTACCGCTTCAGGAGGTAGTTCTAATCCAGGTGTTGCCGGTACAGGAACTATTTCTACGTCAGCTACTACATTTAATATTAATGCCACGGCAACTATTTTAGGCGCATTTTTAACTACAGATAATACTATAAGTGGGACATCAGGTACATTGTATTCAGTAGGTACTTTTACTGGTGGTAGTCGTAGTGTTGTTTCTGGTGACTCACTACTTGTCACATACACTGCAAACGATTAGGAGATTATCATGGCTGCAAGTTTTAAAGTAGGTCAAGAAGTTAAAGTAAATATACCTGTTCCTCAAGGATTAGTCAGTGCGCTTAGTGTTAGTCAAGAAGGTGATATTCAATATTTAGTATCTTGGACTGATGCAAATGATGTGTCACAAGAACGCTGGTTCTCAGAAGACGATTTAGTCGAGGTGTAGTATGGCTTTAGTAATAGCTGATAGAGTTAGAGAAACAACCACTACAACGGGTACAGGCGCTGTTACATTAGCAGGTGCGGCAACAGGCTGCCAAACTTTCTCATCAGCTATTGGTAATGGTAATACAACGTACTATACAATCGCAGACCAAGGTGGTCCTAACTGGGAAGTAGGTCTTGGTACTTATAGCTCATCTGGAAACACCCTAGCGAGAACAACCGTGTTATCGTCTAGCAATGCAGGGAGCTTAGTTACATTTACCGCTGGTACTAAAGATGTATTTGTTACCTACCCTGCTGAAAGAGCTTTGTATACTGGTGGTCCTTTAGGGACTCCAGCTAGTGGTACGCTTACTAATGCTACTGGGTATACTTATGCTAACCTAACTGGTACTGTACCTACTTGGAATCAAAATACAACGGGGACAGCCGCTAATCTTTCTGGAACACCTACTTTACCTTCTGGAACGACATTAGTTGCACCTGTATTAGGGACTCCCGCTAGTGGTACTTTAACAAATTGTACGTTCCCAACGCTTAACCAAAACACAACGGGAACGGCTGCAGGGCTGTCTGCTACTTTAGCAGTAACATCTGGTGGAACAGGAGTAACTACATCTACAGGTAGCGGAAGCATCGTACTTTCAACTTCGCCTACATTAATCACACCTGTGCTTGGAACTCCTACAAGCGGCACGTTGTCGTCCTGTACGGTTGATGGAACAAACGGCATAGGGTTTAGAAATATCCCTCAAACTGGTTCAGATAAGACTACGTCTTACACGTTATCAATAGGCGATGTTGGTAAATATGTTGGGGTTGGAACAAGCGGGTCTATTGTCGTACCGACTTCCACCTTTGCAAATGGCGATGCAATCTCTGTTTATAACAACACGACAGGTACTATCACCATCACAACCAGTGCGCCAACTGCGTATATTGGTGGTACAAACACAGTAAAAACCTCTATTACTTTAGCCACTCGTGGTATTGCTACGATTCTATTTGTAAGCTCAACAGTTTGTGTTGTGACAGGTAACGTATCATGACAGGCATTATGCAAGTTATGTTCGGTGGTTCGTTTATATACGGAACTTCAGTTATAGCAATTGCTCATACTACAACACCGTTCGTATCTGCCTACCCTTGGTCAGGAGGATTCGGTACTAAATACGCTAACCCTAGCACTTTACCTGCTAGTACTGGGCGTGGTGTATCATTTAACCCCGCAGGTACAGCTATAGCAGTAGCTCATGATACAACACCATTTATATCAGCTTATCCATGGAATGCAGGATTTGGTACTAAATACGCTAACCCTAGCACTTTACCTACTGCTACTGGGAATGGTGTATCATTTAACCCCGCAGGTACAGCAATAGCAGTATCTTGTATTGCATCACCATTTATACTTACTTATCCTTGGTCCGCTGGATTTGGTACTAAATACGCTAACCCTAGCACTTTACCTACTGCTACTGGGAATGGTGTATCATTTAACCCCGCAGGTACAGCAATAGCAGTAGCTCATACTATATCACCATTTATATCAGCTTATCCTTGGTCCGCTGGTTTTGGTACTAAATACGCTAACCCTAGCACTTTACCTGCTAGTACTGGGCGTGGTGTATCATTTAACCCCGCAGGTACAGCTATAGCAGTAGCTCATGATACAACACCATTTATATCAGCTTATCCTTGGTCCGCTGGATTTGGTACTAAATACGCTAACCCTAGCACTTTACCTACGGGTACTGGACGTGGTGTATCATTTAATCCTGTCGATACAGCAATAGCAGTAGCTCATCCTACAACACCATATATATCTACTTATCCTTGGTCCGCTGGATTTGGTACTAAATATGCTAACCCTAGCACTTTACCTACGGGTACTGGATTTGGTGTATCATTTAACCCCGCAGGTACAGCTATAGCAGTAGCTCATCCTACAACACCATATATATCTACTTATCCTTGGTCCGCTGGATTTGGTACTAAATATGCTAACCCTAGCACTTTACCTACGGGTACTGGATTTGGTGTATCATTTAATCCTGTCGGTACAGCTATAGCAGTAGCTCATGATACAACACCATATATATCTACTTATCCTTGGTCCGCTGGATTTGGTACTAAATATGCTAACCCTAGCACTTTACCTACGGGTACTGGATTTGGTGTATCATTTTCAATATAAATTAAATAAAATAGGAAATAAAAAATGTACATGACAATCAACCCACAAGACACAATCAACACTCTAGTTCTTAACGTAGTTCATAGAGAAAGAGAAGTGCATCAATATCAAATTAACATTGATAACTACACAGCTATGCTTGCAGCTATGCCACAAGGTGATGCCCCTGCTGAAATCTTGCAATACATGAGTACAAAAACAGAAGAGTTACCGCTTGATGTGCCTTTGGAAACTGTACAAGCAGTTGCTGATTACCAGTATCGTGACCGTATTAGATATTTAATTCGCACAGAGGTTATTGAGCAAGGTAAAGCTAAAGCAGTTCTTAATGCTTTAAAAGCTCAAATCCCTGCTGACCAACTAAATGCTTTAGTTGCTGAGGCTTTAGTTCTTGTTAATGCTCAGACCACTGCATAACTAGACTATGTTTGGCTTATCTGCATTTGCTGATACTCCGTTTGCTTCGCTACCTATTGTAAGTAGTGGGAGTATTTCTGTTGATTTAACAGAGACACTAACAGCAAGTGATGACCAGACTGTAACTCTAGATGCGTTAGCTCTACTTACAGAATCAGTAAGTGCAACAGATATACAGTTAGTAGGGGTAACATCAAATGTAGATGTTTCTGAAACACTAACTGCATTAGATGCACAGGTCTACACGCTAGGTTATAGTTTAGCGATAACAGAGTCAGCTGCCGCAAGTGACGTAGTTACAAATAGTTTAGAAGTATCAACAGATTTAACTGAACCCGTAACCGCTACTGACACACAAGCGTATTTACTATCCCTAGCAGCGTCTTTAACTGAAGTCTTAACGTCAACGGATTCTCAATTATCAGTATTAACGGGTTTATGTGATGTATCAGAAAGCTTAACGTCAACGGATTCTCAATTATCAGTATTAACGGGTTTATGTGATGTATCAGAAAGCTTATCTGCCCTTGCAGAACAGTCTAATATCGCTAATTTAATATGCTCAGTATTAGAAGCGGGTAATGCTGTAGAGTTAATAGTTGGTGGCGGTCAATTCTCTGTACTCATAAACGAAGTAGTCTATGCAATTGACTCCGTCACTGCACGAGATTTATGGGAAAATATTGACGACACACAGGCTGCAAATTGGGGTAACATATCTACAACACAGACCGCTAACTGGGGCGCAGTAGATACATCGCAAACTTCTAATTGGGTTTTATTTAATACATAGGTTAAAAACATGACAACAGCATACACATCACTATTAGGATTAGCCCTACCTGTACCAGGCGAGCTTACGGGAACATGGGGGTCAGTAGTAAACAACAGTATCACCTCTCTTCTTGATACGGCTATTGCAGGAGTTGCAACAGCTCCGGTAACTTCTGGTGATTGGACACTGTCAGATATAGATGGCGCATCTAGCGATGCCCGTGCGGCTATTATAAGACCTACAGGTTCACCTGGAGTTGGGGTATCGCGTAATATTATTGCACCAAGTCAGAGTAAAGCCTACATTATTCAAAATGAATCCAATGGACCTGTCGTGATTAAAGGTTCTGCTACAACAGGCGTAACTATCGCGGCTGGCAAAACAACATTAGTTGCTTGGAACGGGTCAGATTTTGTTGAGGTTGTGCCAAGCCTATCTACCACTGCTACAGCAGCTAACGGACTTAATTCAGCTACTACAACTGTAGCGGTTAGCAGTGCGACAGCACCTACCACAGGGCAAGTATTAACGGCAACAAGCGGTTCAGCGGCTACATGGCAAACGCCCACGGCATCGGGCGGTACGGTAACATCTGTTGCAGCGACTGCACCTAGTTTCTTATCTGTATCGGGTTCACCCATAACAACTTCAGGAACTCTTGCTATTTCATACTCTGGTACAGCGCTTCCTGTTTTAAACGGTGGTACCGGAACGACTACACCCTCTCTTGTTGCTGGGACAAATGTAACTATATCCGGCACATGGCCTAACCAGACTATTAATGCTTCTGGAGGCGGGGGAGGTTCAGTAACGTCAGTTAGTGGGACAGGGTCTGTAAATGGTATTACGCTGTCTGGAACCGTGACTTCAACTGGGTCTTTGACATTAGGCGGTACGCTAAGTAATGTTAGTTTGTCTTCCCAAGTAACTGGGACTTTACCGGTAGCTAATGGTGGTACAGGACTAACGTCTCCTGGCACTTCTGGTAATGTTCTTACCAGCAATGGTTCTGCGTGGGTATCCTCGGCTCCAAGTGGAGGCTCTTTAACTGGTCAGACTACAGGTGCTCCAGGTTCTGGGACACCCGCTAGAACCACTGTACTAGGCGTTGATACTTCCCCAGGTACTGGGGTAGGTAATACCCTCATCGGGCAAGGTTCTGGGTTAAGTGGTAGCTCTGGGTTTTTTAATGTGGGTGTCGGGTATGGTACATATACCTACATAACAAGTGGGGCAAATAATGTATCAGTAGGGACAGGCGCGGGATATAGCTATACATCAGGGAGTTATAATATCAGTATAGGTTCAAGCTCTGGTGCAGGGATTTCTACCGGCTCTTACGTTATAAATATCGGTGCATCATCTCAACCGTCTTCAGGTTCAGTGTCAAACGAAGTTAGTATATATAACGGGTCAACAACAGCTAGGTTTCAAGGCGCTGCCTCATCTTGGTCATTTGTGTCTGATGCGCGTGATAAAACTAACATCGCTGACTTGTCAGTAGGACTAGCCTTTGTTAACCAGCTTCAACCTAGAATTTTTGAGTGGGACCTTAGAAAATCTGAAGTAGACAAAGGTAAAAAAGCATCAGGTTTTATAGCCCAAGAAGTATTGGCGGTAATGGAATCTGAAAACGCTATGTACACGCAATTAGTCAGTACCGCTGATGAAGAGCAATACACTATGGCTCAAACAAACCTTATCCCTATTTTAGTAAATGCAATTAAAGAATTGTCTGCTCGCGTAGCAACTTTGGAGGCGTCTAATGGGTAAAATACTTAAAGCATGGAACTACTTAACAGCTCGCCTAAAAGAGCCTTCTACACACGCGAGTGTGGCAGCGTTAGCAACGATGGCGGGTATGAATATTGAGGCTGGTCCTATCCACGATGGGTTAACTGCGGCTGGTGTGGTGTTTGGTATGATTGGGTTATTTGTATCAGAAGGTAGCTAGTATGAGCGAATACTTTAAGCCAGAAGAATTTGAGTGCCACTGCGGGTGCGGAGAGAAAGACGTAAACCCAAAGCTCGTTGATCTTTTAGACCGTATTCGAAAATCATTTGGTAAACCGATTACCATCATGAGTGGTAGACGATGCAAAGCACACAACACTAAAGTAGGTGGTGCAAAAGAAAGCCAACACGTTCTAGGTAACGCAGCAGACATCAAGGTAAAGGGTGTTGAACCAAATGATGTACAGGAATACCTAATGAAGCATTTTGATTTAGAATGCCGAGGTCTTGGACGCTACAATTCTTTTACGCATATTGATGTCCGTGATGGTAAAATTGCACGTTGGAATGGATAAATAGGACTAAACGATGCCCTCAATAGGCCTTAAAAAAATTATTTTCAAGCCAGGCGTTAATCGCGAAAACACGCGATATTACACAGAAAACGGCTGGTATGACTGCGATAAAGTACGCTTTCGTCAAGGCTCACCTCAGAAACTGGGCGGTTGGAATAGAATCTCTAGCTCTACTTTTGACGGTGTATGTCGTTCTCTGTGGGCTTGGGAGACGCTTGGGCAAGTTACGCTTATAGGCGTTGGGACTAATACCAAGTTCTATATCTCTCGTGGGGGTAGCTACTACGACATCACCCCTATACGCACCGCAGCTAACCTAACAAACCCTTTCACAGCCACTAATGGGTCTACTGTTATTACAGTTAGCGCGACTAATCACGGGTGTGTTAATGGAGACTATGTTACGTTTAACGGTGCTACTGCTTTAGGACCTACTATTACAGCGGCGATACTCAATACTGAGCATCAAATTACCTACATCAATGCAAACTCCTATACTATTTCAGTTAGCGTAGCGGCAACGAGTTCAGATACTGGGAATGGCGGAACGCCTCGTGCTGTCTATCAGATATCGGTAGGACCAGAGTATCAAACGCCTACTAGTGGTTGGGGTGCAGGGGCGTGGGGTAGTGGGTCTTGGGGTACAGGGCAGTCGTCTAACGATTCACTTCGTTTATGGTCACAGAGTAATTATGGTCAAGATTTAGTCTTTGGTCCTCGCACGGGTGCGATGTATTACTACTATGCAGATAGAGGACTTGCCAGCACTACCGCGTCTATTAGTATCGCGTCACCAGCACAGATAATTGCAACAGACCACTACACTGAAGGCGCACCGATAGTCTTTGAAACGACAGGCGCACTACCCACTGGAATAGCTACAGGTACAACGTACTACATCCGCAATTACGCATCGGGTGTTTTTAACGTATCGGCTACACCATCAGGTGCATTGATTACTACTACAGGCACGCAGTCAGGCACGCAGTCTATTTCACAAAGAGCAGTAAACTTAGCTACTATTGCTGGAGCGTCAGATGTTCCCACTATTCAGAACTATATTACCGTATCAGATACTTACCGGTTTGTATTTGCTTTTGGCGCTAATGACTACGGTGTATCTACTCAAAGCCCACTGTTAGTACGCTGGTCTGACCAAGAGAATGCCGCTGACTGGACACCATCAGTGACTAATCAAGCAGGGTCATTGAGTTTAACTCGTGGGTCTCAAATCATTACAGCGCTTCAAACACGTCAAGAGATTCTAGTGTGGACAGACTCTACGCTTTATTCTATGCAATATTTAGGGTACCCACTGGTGTGGAATGCGCAGTTAATGGGTGATAACATCTCTATTGTAGGACAGAATGCCGCTACGCTGGCTTCGGGTGTTGTGTACTGGATGGGTCGTGATAAATTCTACAAATACGATGGTCGTGTAAGCACTCAGAACTGTGACTTAAGAGAGTACATTTTTAATGACTTTAACATTCAGCAAATTGAGCAAGTGTTTGCAAGTACTAACGAAGGGTTTAACGAAGTCTGGTGGTTCTACTGCTCTGCAGATAGTACAGTAGTGGACAAGTATGCAATCTATAACTACGCTGAGGATATATGGTATTACGGCACGATGGGGCGTACCGCTTGGCTTGACTCTGGGATTTTAGATTTCCCTATAGCTGCAACGTACCTACACAATATCGTTAATCATGAGAATGGCGTAGACGACAATACCACTGCAACGCCAACGGCTATTTACTCGTATATCACAAGCTCTGAAACGGATATTGATGACGGGCATAACTTTGTGTTTATTCGCAGGATGCTTCCCGATTTAACTTTTAGAGGTTCTACCACTACGAATCCAACAGCTACTTTGTCGGTTATCCCTTTAATGAACTCAGGTAGTGGGTATACCAACCCAGCGTCAGTTGGAGGTAGTGACAACGCAGCGGTAACTCGAACAGCAACAGTACCTATTGAGCAGTACACAGGACAAGTCTTTATTCGTGTACGGGGTAGACAGTTCTCCTTTAAAATTGAGAATGAACAGTTAGGGTCTATGTGGCAGTTGGGTGCTATGCGACTCGATTTCAAACTAGACGGCGCGAGAGGTGGCAGTGGCTTCTAATACTCCCCAAACCCCTAAAGCGCCTAGCTTACCTTTTGCTGAGGTTCAGTATAGTAAAGACTATCTTAATCAACTGTGTAATATCTTGCGTCTGTATTTTAACCAGCTTGATAATGTTAACTCGCAGTTATTAAGTGTAGCAGGCGGAAGCATTTTAAAGTTCCCCAATGGTAGTTTTTATTTAACCACGCAGCAGACGATACCTGTTATAAATACAGCCTATGCCATACCGTTTAACAATACAGCTGAAGCAAACCAAGTTGCTATTGGGACAACTACATCGCACATCGTAACCAGTATTTCTGGGTATTATAACTTTCAGTTCTCAGCGCAACTTGCTAAGACTTCAGGTAGTACGATGTCAGCGTGGATATGGCCTAGAGTGAATGGGGTGGATATTGCCGATTCTAATACTAAGCTTCAACTAACGGGATCTGGGTCTTCTGAGCTTGTAGCGGCGTGGAATTTTGTACTTCCTATGAACGCTGGAGATTACTTTGAACTTTATTGGGCGGCTGACCACGCAGATGTTATTTTAAAAGCCGCTGCGAGTAATGCATTCTCACCTGCAATACCGCCAGTTATCCTTACCGCTACGTTTGTTTCAGCACTATACTCATGATATTATTAGCTAAACTTTGGAGGTATCGTGAGCGATTTAGCAACCCTTGGCAATATGCCAAAAA